TGATGAAATGGACAAAATGTGCCATTCGGTTCCTACGAATCAGTAGGCCGGGGGTTCGAGTCCCTTCCATCGCACCAAGTAAAATCCCACGATTGACCGTTGAAAATACGGTGTAAATCGTGGGATTTCTTGCTTTACATAGGCTTCAAAAGGGCTGGAAAGTGCCTCATTTGTGCCTTACTGCCCCAAAAACTGCCTTGCCGTGTGCCTTATAGAGTGCCTTATGCTGGATGCCCGGCGGGGCGAGTGCTTTCGCCTGTTCATCGCCTGTTTGGGGGCAAAGAAAAAGCCTGTCCGGTGTGTAGCCGGGCGGGCTTTCGTGCTGTTTGTAGGTGCTGCGGCTCTATCGTGGGTCATGCACTCTGGGCAGTGGACTTCTCTTTTTCAGTCTTGGCAAGGTAGTTGTAGGCCATGCGGCAGACACCCTCCTCGGTGTAGTAGTCCCCCAAGAGGTCCGCAACCTCTGCCCATGTCAGGCAGCGGACAAAGCGCAGACGGAAGATCAGATACAGGCGTGCGTCCTGAATCGTGGCGCAAAAGGCAACGGCCTTATCTCGCTCCTGTTCGGCCTGTTCCTCAAGGTAGGTGATTCGTGCATCCATGTCGGCGATCTCAACGGCCAGCCGCCCGGTGCTGTCTTTCACGCCGGATGCGTGGGGCATACCGTTCAATGAGGGTGCAGCGGGTTCGGCTCGTTCACGCAGGAACTTCAAAGCCTCGCGGTTCTTTTGGATGGTCTCGTTCAGGTGGAAGTAGCGAGAGATCTCTGTGAGTGTCATTGTTTCCCCTTTCATCAATTCGACTGCGCCTATTTTACCACAGAAGAAACCAAGAATCTATCATAGAACGATGAAAAACACCCTCTGCGGCCGTTTGTGGGCTGTCAGAGGGTGTTTCTGTCACTGTTCGATGGTCTGTGCCCTGCGCTTCCGCCGGGCGCGTTCTTCCCGGATGCCCTGCACCCTGCCAGCGTTCCAAAGGGCGGTGATAAGCCCCATGAAGCGATATGCGCCTGTTAGGCCAAATTCATTGGGGACTTCTATAATGGAGTTGAAAAGCTGACTCACTTCCTTGAGGGTCTGGGACGAACTCCACAGCCATGATATTTTCACGGCTTCTTCTGCGGTAACGGTGGGAATTCTGGGGGTGCAATCAGTGTGCTGCATAGTGTACCTCACTTTCAAAATTCAATTAAAGTGCCGGAAATTTTCTCGGCTGACTGGGTAAAGATAGGGCTTGGAAAGCCCGCTGCCAGCCTGGCGGGGGCTTTACAGTACCTTGGGCGTGTTCGGCATGGATTCGGCTCTCTGGGGCTGCTGTGCTGCATCGTGCAGCGCATGGAGATAGGTCAACAGGCGGTCTTTGTCGGTAGCTGACAGGCTGCGGACACGGCAGAGGACCTCTTGCCACTGGGCTGCGGTCATACCGCTGCACCCCCTTCCAGCAGCTTGGCCACGCTTTTGCCGGCCTTTGCTGCGGCTGCATCTAGTGCGGCCAGCTTCCACAGAAAGCCGGTGTCAACCTTGGCGGTCAGACTCTCGCCCTTGTGAACCGCTGCCACGGTGTAGCCCTGCTGGGCGTACTGCTGCCGGATCCAGCTCTGCGGGGTCTGGTTCAGGTGGTCGAGCGTGTTCATCCGGCCACCATCCAGCACGATGCTTTCCCGGTGCAGGGTGCGGGGCTTTGCTTCCCGCTGGTCGATGTACTCCACCTCAAAGGCGTGTAAGCTGATTTTCTTCTCCAACCTCATGGTCATATCCTCCCATCATGCCCGGCGGGCTTCCATCTTCCCGCCGGGGGTCTCTGTTCGTGTTAAAGGGCTTCCAGCGGCTGCACCTGCGATGCACCGAAGAACGATGCCCGGTAGGTCTGGCCGTCTCCCCTGCTGCTGTGGATCAGCACCGTCTGAAACAGGGCCTTTGCGCCATGCTCCACCATGTACCCGGCGGCTTTCCAGCCTGCCCAAGTGTTCACAGGCTCGGTGATCCCGGCGGTCTGCTGGGCTTCCTCGATGCGCTGGGCGTTGACCGGGGCAGCCTTTGCGCTGTTCCAGGCCCGGTGCAGGGCTTCGGCAAAGCTGCGCACGCCCTTGCGGTACAGCTTCCATGCCTTGTGCATGATCTCGGAGAGATTGTACTTCTTCATACTGTCCTCGCTTTACTTTGCGGGTCAGCTCCTGTATAATGGGCTTGACCCTGTTGTGGGTTTGGCTCGGTGGTTCGTTGGTAGCGGTCGCCGGGCCATTTTCTTTTATACAGCTTATCAGGAAGTGGGTTACTGTCTTAGCTGGCGTTCTGCGCTTGCGCTCCCGGTACATCCTTCGCCCCTTGCCTTCCGGTCGTGCTTCCCTTGCTGTGTCTTTATTATATCACTTGAATCTGGTGATTTCTATTGGTATTATCACTAAATATCAGTGATAAATCTTGTTACGATTTCACTTGTTTTTAGTGATGATGAAATGTATAATGGGTGTAGGAAAGGAGAGAAAAATATGTCCATAAAGTACAAGACCGAGATTTTGCCGGCACTGAAAGCTATCGGCTACACGCAAACTCGAATCAGGGATGAAAAACTTATGGGACAGGCTACTTTGCAGCAGCTGCGTCATGGTGAGCTTGCATCATGGAAAACAATCGACACGGTTTGCCGCTTGCTCGACTGCCAGCCGGGTGATCTGCTGGAGTATGTGGCCGATGAGATTCCGAACGCTGAAACAATAGCAGCCATCAAGGAACTGGACAACGGCGGCGGTGAGCATTTCACAGGCTCAACAGAAGAACTTTTCAAAAAGATTCTCAGCGAACCTGATGAAGCTACCGGGAAATGACGATTTTTTGTCGTTGAATCGTTCTGCACTTTATTTTGGGGCTTGACAAAGGCCCGCCCATCGGGTATAATGCCATCAATGAAACCCGACCGGCCTCTCAACGATGCGCATTAGGTCGGGTATTTTTTTGTTTATAAGACATTGGAAGTGAAACCATGCCAACAACAGACCAAACAAAACCGTTCAAGAGCTATGATGAACAAATCGCGCTGCTTCGTGAAAGAGGGCTTATCATCACAGATGATGTCTATGCCCGCGATGTCTTGAAGCGGATGAACTATTATCGGTTCAGTGCGTACTCGCTGACGCTGCGAGAGAATGACCGATTCTTTCCAGAGGTCACGCTTCAGGATATGGTGGCTCTTTACGACTTTGACCAAGAGTTCAGGAGCATCATTTTCAAGTATGGTGCAGTCGTTGAAACTGTGGCCAGAGCGTACATCGCCTACTATCATGCTCGGCAGCATGGCCCCATTGGCTACCTGAATAACCAGAACTTTGAAAGCGAACAGTATCACGCCGTATTTCTGAGCACTCTGAACCGTGAAATTTCTCGCTCAGATGAGCCGTTCATTGTCCATCACAAAAGAGATAAGCGGGGCGTGTATCCGCTTTGGGTAGCTGTTGAGGAAATGACATTCGGCACACTCTCGCTGTTTTATAAGAACATGCTGGAAGCAGACCGCGAGGGCATTGCACAGGAGTATTACGGCCGCAAGTCGATTTATATTGAAAACTATCTGCAGTGTGCTGTTGTGGCTCGGAATATCGCCGCTCATGGTGGTCGTTTCTATAACCGCACCAGACTCAGCCCGGCAGTCAAGCTGCCGTTGGTTATGCGCCGTGCACATGTGGATAACAGCTCTCCGTTTGCGTATTTCTATGCAATCTTTGAGCTGCTGCCGGATGCCGAAAAATTTAACCTCATCCGCGCAATGGAAAAGCTGTTCAAGAAGTACCCGGCGGCGGAGCCGTCCCGAATGGGCTTCCCAGTAAACTGGAAGGCGTTGTTGAATCTTCCAAGTGAACCGGAAGAAGCAGATACTTAATCCGCCGGAGGACAGAACAGGCAGCCGTCGCCCATCGTTCGGAGATGTGGGAAGTGTCACCCCGCCTGGCAATAGGTCGTTGCAGAGATGCAGCGGCCTTTTGTTTTTGCACCATGCAGGAACCGCCCGCCGGGGCTGTCAAAGCGCGGGTAGAGCCACGGCAAGGAAAACACCCACAGAAAGAAGCAAAGCCCTCAGACACGCGCTGTCGTGGTCTGGGGGCTTTGTCATGCAGCGATTTTGTTGAGGTCAACAGAATCGTGTGGCTGAAGTGCAGCTCCCGGCGGGTGCTGCACGGTCAAAGGGTTTGGGATGCTGCCCAACAAGTCCTTGCAAGGCAAGGGGCTTTGTACATACAAAGACACTGCTTGCAGCGCCTATGGTGGTACCACGGCGCACTGCTTGCGAATGCAAGGCACATCATGCGTATGCTCTGCGGAATTTATCGTGCTCCGCTTCTTCGACAACGTCGAGGATGTACTCCCGCATATCGTTATCGTGGGAAGTCAAGAGGCTTTCAAACTGTTGTGTGTCAGACACGCCAGAGAAGTTGTAGACCGGGGCGAAGTTGATGGAGATCGGACTGCCCTCGGAAGGTGTGAAGTCGGAAGGTGTGAAGCTGGATGCCGGCACAACTTCCGCCGGGGCAGCGGTGTTCGCGGTGAGTGCTTCATACTCGTTGTACACTGTCCAGTCATGGCAGAGCGTCTGCATGGAATCCTCGGACAACCCGGCGGCTTGCTGAATGGCTGCAAAGTCAAGGGCGTTTTTGCTGACGATTTGCGTAAACTTCTGCGCTTCATCGAACGCTGCACGGGTCTCCGGCGCAGTCAGCACGGTTTCGCCGCCGTTGAAGTAGACCAGCTCCGGGCCTTTCTCGCCGACGATGGCAAAGCCGGGCGCAGCGGATTCCGTGCCGACTGCATAGCCAGGGATGTTGCTGCTGTAGCTACCGCCTGCTCCTGCCAGTGCGGTGGAAGCAGCGGAGGCGATTTTGAAGAATACGCTCTGAACACGGGGGAGCATCCCCTCTGCGCCATCCACAAAACCCTGAATGATGGCTTGAGCGCTTTCCTTGGCTTCGTCGCTGAGGTTCATGTCTGCCACGCTGTCGGCCACGTTCTGCGCAATCTCGTCCATGGCATTACTCATGCCGGTTTCGAGGTCGGCCATGCTCTCGCTGGTAGTTTTCTGCGCCTCCTGCAGTTCCTGATAGTTCTGAACCATCTTGGCAAGGTCAGCGTCAGAGGCCGATGCCATGCCGGCAATGGCGTTTACAGAATCCTTGCTGCCATCGGCAAAGCTGGCAATTACGGCACTCAGACCGTCAATGTCAGCGGCGCGGGCATTCAGGCTCTCAAGATTCTGGTTGTAGCTGTCCCAGTAGGTGATCTGGCTCTCCAGTGCGGAGTTGATGCTGGATGCAGAGGTGGCAACGATTTTTTCAGCAGTATCCCACAGGTCATACTGTCCGCTGACGCTCTTCAAAGCTGCATCGTAGGCCTCGTTATAGGCCGAGATGATGCCCTGAATATTATCTTGGGCAGCAGACAGGGCGTTGGCAACATCTTCAGCACTGTCTGCGGCAGAATCCTGTGCATCTGCCATGCCGTTGATTGCGGTCGCTGCTTCCTGATACTCGGTCTGGGCAGCGTCTACTGCTTCCTGATCCTGTGCTATCGCCTCGGTGTAGTTCTCTACCTCTCTCCGGGCAGTCACAAGGTCTGCCGAATAGCTGAGGTATTCGCTGCGCAGCTGCTGCACATCCTCGCCCATGGAACGCCAAGGAATGTCCTGAACAGTGCCATAGGTCAGCTTAAACTGCTCGTCCGTCATGCCGAGGATGGCAAGCAGCTTATCATAGCTGGTAGCCATGCCGGCATTGGCTTTTTCGACCTTTGCCTGTGCAGCAGCCAGCTTCGCTTCATTCGCCGCACTTTCGACCAGCACATCGTTGTACTGCTCGTAGATTCCGTTCAGGTACTCTTGCCGAGCCTGCGCTTTTACATCGTCCGCATAAGCATTCGCGTGCTGGCGCAGAGCTTCCGTGCCGCCCTTGATGGAATCCGTTTCAAGGTCAATATCATCAGCCAGACCGGGCACCAGCGCAGACAGGCGGGCAAGGGTATCGTGATACTCGGTGTTCCCGGCGGTGTTGCCGCCAGTAGCCGCCTCGATGGCCTCCAGCTTGCTGATGTACTGGTCGGCAACGCTGGCAGTTGCCTCCATGCCGGACAAGGTGGTGTCATAGTCTGTGCCAGCCTCTTTCATGGCATTGCCCATGTTATGAGCCGCGGTTGTCAGTTCCTGCACAGAGGGAACTGTATCGTTAGCAGCAGAGGAAAGCAAAGCTACGACTGCTGCCACACCGCCGGCAGCCAGAGCAGCGGTGCCCAACACAGGCACAACGGTAGTCAGAGTAGGTGCAAGCGCCTTGCTGAGCTTAAGTGCAGCATTTACGGCGGTGATGGATCCGGCCAGACCTCCCAGCGTGACCGTCCCGGCGGCGATGCCCTTGACCACGCCGGGGTTTTCCTCGACAAAGCCCTGCATCCAGCCCAGAACCTGCGCGCCAACATCGTACAGACCGGACATGGCGGGGGTTAAATCCTCGCCGATGGCGATTTTCAGGCCGTCAGCTGCGGACTGCATCAGAACCAATCTGCCGTTCATGTTGTCCAGCATGGTGCCGGCCATTTTGTCGGCAGACCCGGCGCAGTCGTTCAGGGCAGCGGTGTAGTCTGAGAACGACTGCCCGCCCTCGGCTGCGGCTTCGCTGCACCCGGCCATGATGGTTTGCAACTTGGAATACTGGTTCGTGCCAGCGATGGTCTTGGCAAGGTTGGCCTGCTCTTGGTCGGTCAGGTCGCCCCAGACCACGGCAATCCCGGTAAGGATGCTGGACAGGGACTGCATATTGCCCTGTGCATCGTAGATGTTCACGCCATAGTTCGCCAGCTCGTCACCGCACTTTTTCGTGTTGGTGGCAAGGCGGGTGAAGATGGCGTTCAGGGCTGTGCCAGCCTCGCCGCCCTTAACACCGGCATTGGCCATGGTAGCCAGAACTGCGGTGGTTTCCTCGACAGAGTAGCCGAGGGAGGTGGCGGTGGATGCACACGCCTTGTATGCCTCGCCCAACTGGATCACATCCGTGTTGGAGTGAGCCATAGCGTAGGCCATCACATCAACAAAGTGTGTGGTGTCCGAGGCTTTCAGGCCGAAAGCGGTCAGGTAGTCGGTAACAATGTCGGATGCCTGCGCCAAGTCCATGTTGGCGGCAGCAGCCAGATTCAGCACCGGGCTGATGCCCTCCAGCATGGACTGGGTGTTCCAGCCTGCCAGAGCCATGTAAGATAGAGCGTCCGCAGATTCACCAGCGGTGAATTTCGTGGTCGCGCCCATCTCCTTAGCCTTGTCGGACAGGGCTTCCAGTTCATTGCCGGATGCCTCGGACAAAGCTTCGACGTTGCTCATGGATGCTTCAAAATCGCCTGCGGTGCTGATGCAGTCCATGTATGCGTCTTTGATTTCGCCGAGGGCTTTTGCGATGCCAGCCGTGGCGAGCACAGATTCAACAGCATCGATGGCTTCAACTGACTTCTTTCCGAAGTCGGTTGCGCCCTCTGCATCCTCGTCCATGGTCTTTTTGAGGTCAATCTGCTGGTCTTTCAGCTTATCGACCTCGGTTTCCAGCCGGGTGGTTTCTGCTGTCAGCTGTGTAGTGTCCACACCAGCTTCCCGCAGGGTGGTCCCGGTGGCAGCCAACCGCTGTTCATAGGTATGCAGGGAGGTCGTAGTCTTGTCGATCTGCGCCTGCTTGGAAATCAGCTTGTTTTCCAGCGCAGAGGAATAGCCCTCGGTCTCCTGAATCTCTCTCTGGATGTTGTCGTACTGCTGCTGCAACACGGCCAGCCGCTGCTTGGTGGAGTCAACGGCCTGCTGTTGCTTCTGGTACGCAGTTATGTCGGACTGCACTTTGTTCAGCTGCTGGATGCGGTTCTGCGTTTCCACAAGAGCAGACTGCGCAGCCTTGAAGGTGCTGGAGAAGTTGCTGTTCTGTTTGGCGGACAGGTTGAACAGCAACTCCCATTCTTTTCGAGCCATAAAATCCCTTTCTCTTGCCATATTCGATTGTGCTGCACCCGGCGGGTGCAATTATGCCCCTCACCGCGGCAAGAACGGCGAGGGGCATAATTCTATCAGGGAGTGCGGTCAGAATCCTTTTGGGGCTCACCCCCTTCCTTTCTCTGCTGGTAGGCGGCCCATGCTGCGTCCAGCTTGGCCTCGCCATCCGGCATAGCCATGATCTTGAGATATAACCGTTTACAGCCTCGTGCAAGTCTGGCAGTGTCCTCCGGTGAAATCTCATCAAGGTGAATACGAATATCGTTGTCCATAGTTTGCCTCCTAGCATTATGGTGTACAGATTGCACTAGAATGGCGTAACGAAATGCTAAAATTTTCGTACTCTAACTGAGTGAGATTCGGGGTCGACGAGCCCGCTAGGGACTAGGGTGCCCGTTTACAGTACCTTGAGGGGGTGCCGGGCTTGAGATGGGCCGCTGGGTGTGATAGAATGGCTGCGGGATGTGGTCTGTCAATCGCTCCCGCTTGGCTGCCTTGCGAGTTCGCTGCTTGCATGGCGGCCTTTTGTTTTGCCCTATGGCCTGCCCTTCGTTTGCCGACCGCTCTCGCTGCCTTTATGGTTCAGATGACGTGCGGCTCGGTATGCCTCCAACTCGGCCATGAGCTTCGGATCCTGTTGGAACCGCTTATGGTATTCGAGGAAAACTCGACCGATTCGCTCTGCGACCTCCGGCGGGATCTCGTCCACGTTGACATGGATGTTGGTATTCATCTGTGCCTCCTGTTGTTGAGTGTGGTAAGTGGCTTAGTTGTGCATATACGGCAGCAGCATATGGTAGACCAGCTGCAAAACGTGCACCGGGATGCTCTGGCCGTGCTGCAAGGCGGTTTCGATGCAGGCGATATACTGTGCACCGCTTGCGTCATAGTGGTACGGTTCCCGGCGGCGCGGTTTGTTCTGACTGTGCTTCATGTGTGTTCACCTCCCTTCCAGTTCACTCGTGACGGCGAGAAAGCGCTGGCGGGTCTTGTCGAAGGTCAAGGGAATTTCGCCAATTTTGCCTTCCTTATTCTTGGCCAGAATGGCTTGATACTCTTTCTTGTCAGCAGACAGGAGCAAAATAGCGTCTGCATCCTGTTCCAGCTGGCCGGATTCCTTCAGATCGGCGGTGCTGGGGGATGCGTGTGCAGCGTTGCGGTTCAGCTGGGCCAGAGCTACTACAAGTATTCCTGTGGTCTGTGCCAGTTCGTGTAGGGCGATGGAAATGCTGGTGATTTGCTGGTATCGGTCTTTTGCCTTGCTGACGGTTAGCAGCTGCAAATAATCGATAAAAATAACCTGTGCTTTCATTCGCTGGGCCTGTGCCTTGATCCATCCCGTGCCCTTGCCGGATGCAGAGCGGATGAACAGCGGCAGCTTGTGCAAATCTGCAAGACTATCAAGGTCAGACTGTGGAACGGTCTTGGCTTTTACATCGGCCAGTGGGACCGCCAGACGGTTTGCGATGATGCGGGCGGCAAGAGTGTCCGGGCCGGTTTCCAGCGAGAAATAACACACTCTCAGCCCTCGCCGGGCCATCTCACAAGCCATCTGCAAGGATAAAGCCGTTTTGCCTGCGCTGGGTCTGCCGCCGATGATGAACAGGTTACCGGGCGACAAATGCAGGTGCTTGTCCAGCACCGAGATACCGCTGGGGATGTACTTTGGCTTTTCATTCAACTTGCGGACATAGTTGTCTACCAGATCCCCGATAGGCTTAAAATCCTGATCCTCCCGGTCAAGAGTCAAGGCTTCGCCCATTTTGCTGTACAAGTCGGGTAGGTCTGCAAAGGTGGTCAGGCTGCTGCCTGCCTGAAGGGCCAAACTCTGGAACTGGGTCAAGGCGGCCTGTTCTCGAATGAGCTGCGTCCAGCTCTCCACGGTTTCACGGGTGATGCGGATGCATTCTGCTTCACACGTCTGTGCGCATTCCACAATGGCCGTGCTCTGCTCAGGGTATCGGGCACAAGCCTCCACAGCGTCCAGCTTCCCGGTCGCATTCCAAAAGCCAGACAGGGCGGCGAATACTGGTTGAAGATCCGCCGGGAAATATTCGATTTCCAGCTCTGGCAGAGAATAGGGTGCTAGGTCGGGCTTTATGAGCAGGGCACCCAGTAAAATTTTGTGTGTGTTCATGTTAGTACCTCCATTTTCTTTTCCTGCGGCGGTTCAGGCTTCCGTCGGGCCTCCCGGCGGGCTTCTACATCGCCCAATGTACGGACTCCATCAGCCTGCCAGCCTCTCAGGATGCCATCGATATAGCGCCAGTTCCGTACTCCACTCTCAGCAGCCTCATCGAATGCCCTGCAGATAAGTTCTTTCGGGAACACTTCACGGTAGCTTTGGAGCTTGTCCAGTGCTGAACGTGGGAAGCCGCCTATCACCTGCTGGAAGTGCTGTACAATCTCGGCAAGGTCTGAATCTGTACGAGATGCGGCAGTAGCAGCCTTACTACTACTCCTGTAGTTCAATACAGTAGTTCCTTCCTTATAAAGCACGTCCGGTTTTCCGGCTGTACATAGGCCTGTTTTTCGGCTGTCTGTGAGCCTGTTTTCCGGTTCACGTTCGTCCGGTTTTCCGGCTTTACGTTCAGCCTGTTTTTCGGCTGTCAGTTGGTCGTTATTCCGACCGTTCGGGAGTTTGACATAAATCGTGCTTGGAGCTGCAAAATTCCGTTTTCTCTCGATCAGCCCGACCACTTCCAACTTTTTCAGTGCAGCTTTGGTGACTGATAAACTTCGGTGTATTGCTTCTGCAAGACTGTCTACAGGATAGCAAATATAGACACGCCCGCTATTATCTATCCAGTTGTGTTTGATGGATAAAGATGTTCGGTTGTACAAGGTTGCATAAACCAACATCTCTGTTAGGCCCAAATCCATCTCCAGTAAAAAGCAAGGGAAAGCAATGTGCTGCGGCTTGGGAGTGTCCTTTTGTAGATATACAGCAGAAATAGAGTATCCCTCCTCCCTGTTCAGCTGTACCGCAAAAAGCGTTGCGGTGTGCCATGTTTTTTCACCTCCCTACGACCCGGCGGATACCGCCCACGGCTTTATCCTGTTCCGCCGGGACTGGATCGCCCTCGTTGAAGTACCGGGCCAAGCTGTCCAGATTGACCAACCAGCGATGCCCGGCCACAACGTACCTGATTTTACCTTGCCTACACAGTCGCCGGATGTAGGCTGGTGATAGACCGTAAATTTCGGCGGCTTTTGCCACGGTCCCCATATTGGGATAGCGGATCACATCGCCCATAAATCATACCTCCTGAGTGTTTTTTGTGTCGTTTCGTTCGCTGTGGCTGCATCTTATCACGATCAGAAAAGAATTGCAATACCGTCAAATTTCGACCATGGATCAGGCCGATGCAGCATTGTTGGAACTGAATCCCTTGTGCCTGAGTGCATCTGCTGCCATCCAGTGTCACCCTTTGCCATGCAGTATCCCAGAGTGCCATAGATTACCAAGAATTTTCAGAGGGATGCACCCCTGTTTTCTGGACAAACGTTGCAATGCGGCCACCTCAAAAAAGAAAGATGAAATTGATTCATCAAGCAGGCGAGTTTCAATCACTGACTTTTGACTCCAACTCCTCCAAAGGCACATCCAAGGCAGAAGCGATCCGCTTGGCACTGTTTTTTGTAATACCTCGGCCACAACGTGCAGCACCGATGGTAGAAATCGAAACAGTGCTAAGGTTACTCAGTTCCACAATAGTGATGTTTTTCTTTGCCATAGCAGCGATAACAGAAACACGGTCAAGAATCATAGTTGAACCTCCTAATGATTTTAGAACTTTTTTGTTGCAATCTCATTATATGTCCCACAAAAGGTTCAGTCAAGACCTTTTGTGAACTTTTTCATTGCGATTTTGGAATTTTGATGATATAATGCAGCTGGAGGTGGTTCCATGACATACAGCAAAGTAATCGGGGAAGCAATAAGGCAAGAGCGAAAAAAGCAGAAGCTATCAATGGCCGAACTTGGTAGCAAGATGGGGATTTCTGGCTCTCTGGTTGGAAGATATGAAAGAGGAGAAGAAAATCCAAAATTGGGAACCATCATGCGCTTCGCTGATGCTCTGAATATGGAATGGGCCGAACTTGCATTTTTGTTGGCTGTTGCTGAAAACGGGAATGCGAGTATTGAAACCGAAAAAAGCAATGATAAGCCAAGTGAGCAAAATGAGAATTTTCAGAAGATGGAACTTTTGATGCTCCAGCTTAGCCCTGAAGGGCAACAGGTTGCGTTAGAGCGTGTAGATGAGCTGACACAGCTGCAAAAATACAAACGTAATACTCAAGACCCTAGCATGTCAGGTGAGAAAGCTTCTATGCTGGCTAAAATGGTGTCCGATTATGCTGATAAAGACATTTCAGAAGATGATCTTGCGATAATCAAACATTTTCAAGACCATCAAGAAGCCCCTCACCCTATCAAAAATTCAGATACCTAATAAACCAGCATATCTGTCGACCCGAAATCCAATCGGCCCGATCGGTGCACCGCCGGGGACAGAATACACAAAGCCCACAAAGGAGGGGTGACAGATGGCTAAAATCATAAAGCGCACAAAGAAGGACGGCACCTGCTCCTACTGCATCCGGGTCTCCAACGGCTATGATCGGCAGGGCCGTCAGGTGCTGGTAAACCGCACCTTCACTCCCCCGCCGGGCTTGACCGGGAAGAAGCTGGAAAAGGAGCTGCAACGTCAGGCGGATGCCTTTGAACAGGAAGTGCACAGCGGCATTTCGTTGGATGCGTCCATGAAGCTGGATGATCTGATAAAAAGATGGTTCACCGAGTATGCAGACCGCCAGTTGAAGCCCAAGACGGCCACCGAATACAGAAAGCTGGTGCCGCGTGTGTCGGCGGCTCTGGGTCACATGAAGGTCAACCAGATACGCCCGGCGCACCTCATGGCGTTCTATGCGAACCTGTCCGAGGACGGAGTGCGTCAAGATTCCACCTATACGGCAACGGCTGCGCTGCTGAAGCTGCTGCCGAAAGGTCAGCGGGCAAGGATCCGGGAAACCGCCGAGGTGGGCGAGGAAACCATGCGGGGGCTGTGTAGCGGCAAGCCTGTCAGCCGCAAGACCGCCGAGAAGGTGGCCGATGCCGCCGGGCTGCCCCTGTCCAAAGCATTCACCGAGAAGGTCAGGGCGGGTGGTAAGCTGGGCGGCAACACGCAGCTGCACTATCACCGCTTCTTGTCCAGTGTGTTTGAAAAGGCAGTCAAGTGGCAGCTGATCGATGAAAACCCCTGTCGGCGCACAGAAGCCCCCAAAGCGGCAGAAATCGAAGTGGAAGCATTGCAGGAAGAGGACGTTGCAAAGCTGCTGGAAGCCCTGCAGGACGCGCCAGCACAGTACAGCGTTATCACACAGCTGGCCTTGCTCACAGGTGCCCGCCGGGGCGAGATATGCGCCCTGCGCTGGTCGGACATTGACCTTGACGCGGGTGTGATCTCCATCAACAGGACGGTGCAGAACATCGCCGGGCGCGGCACGGTGTTCACAGCACCCAAGACAAAACGCTCCCGGCGATGCATTAAGATAGGCCCGGAGTGTGTGCAGCTGCTGCGGGAGTACCGCCAGCACCAGAAGGCCGAACGGTTCAAGGTCGGCTCTGAGTGGATGCGCCGGGTGGAGATCGAGAACGGCAAGACAGTGGACAACGACCTGCTGTTCACTCGCTGGAACGGTCAGCCGCTCGACCCCAACGTGGTTACAAGCTGGTTTCCGGGCTTTCTGGCCGCCCATGATCTCCCGGCGGTTCACTTCCACAGCCTGCGCCACACCAACGCCAGCTTGCTGATAGCGGCCCACGTGCCTGTCACAACAGTTTCGGGCCGTTTGGGCCACGCAAAGACCAGCACCACCACGGATATTTACGCCGGGTTCATCCGCTCTAGCGATGCGGCGGCAGCGGACGCACTGACGGACGTTTTCAGCCGTATCAAGGAAAAGTCCCACGCATAACAAAAGATGGCTCACAGGGACGTTTCTGCCGCCCTCGTGAGCCATCAACTTTTTTGCCTTCTTCATAGTGTCCGTTTTATAGGATTATATGCCCTCTGGAAAGTGCCTTAAAAGTGCCTTGTTTTACAGAAACAAAGAGAAACGAATGTGCACGTAGAGAAATAAAAACAACGATGAATCTATATAAATAGCGACAACCAGAAACATGGAAAAGCGTACAAAGGCCCTCTACGAATCAGTAGGCCGGGGGTTCGAGTCCCTTCCATCGCACCAGAAAATGCCGTGAAATCGAAAGATTTCATGGC